GATCTACGAAGTCACCCAGGTCAACGACCTCTACTCCAAAAAAGCAGGCGGCCTAATCTCAGGCACTGGAACAGTCAACCTAATCTACACCGGAGACAACAACAGCTTCATTGAAGCTGTAAACACCTCATCCGATGCAGGCTTGGCTTTGTTTGAACTGTACCTGTCAGAAGCCGATACAAAGCGCATTACGTTTAACGGAATCATCACGCGAGCGACCTACAGTGCAAACAAAGACGAGATCGCCACGATGAGCTGCGATTTTGCAACTAACGGCACCATCACGCTGGATCTGTAATGGCTACGTTTCCTGCGATCGCTCCAACCTACGGAGCCCAAAAAGCAAGCCAGCCAAAAGTTCGGCAAGTCCAGTTTGGGGATGGCTATTCCCAACGAATTTCGTTCGGCTTGAATCAGAACCCCAAGCAATGGAGTCTTACCTGGGAAGTTACTGAAACGGACGCCGACACAATTGAAACATTCCTTGACGCTCGTGCAGCTGATGGAGTTTCATTTGATTGGACACCACCGGATAGCGCCACAAGCTATAAGTGGATCTGTTATCAGTGGAATAAGACTGTACCCTATTATAGTAGAGCAACAATTACGGCAACCTTTACCCAGGTCTTTGAACCATGAGCACCATTGTCACCCGTGCTGGTAAAGGCACTGCCCTGACTCACGCCGAAGTTGATGCCAACTTCACCAACCTGAATACAGATAAGGCCGAGCTAGGAGGTCCAACTTTCACTGGCAAAGTCATAACAGCTGTCCCAACTACTACTGCAGCAGGACTTAACCTGCCGCATGGTGCCGCACCAACCACTCCAGTTAACGGCGATTTATGGAGTACAACAACTGGTCTATTTTTACGTCAAAACGGTACGACTAGGCAATTTGCTGATCTAAACACCAGTCAAACTCTGTCGGCCAAGAATTTAACAACACCACTTTTTAACGGTTATCGAGTTACTGTCACCACTCAGACTAGTGCTTATACAGCGACTGCTATTGTCTCCACAATTCTTTGTAACGCCACTACAGCGGCTTTTACGGTGACACTACCTACTGCTGTAGGTAACTCAGGTCTTGAGTACAAAATTAAAAAGATCGACAGCAGCGCCAACGCAGTCACGGTTGGCACCACTAGCTCCCAGACGATTGACGGTGTGACCACTTATTCTTTACCTGCCCAATGGAATTGGGTGGTGCTTCAGAGTGATGGCACCAACTGGGTGAGGGTTGGCTAATGGCCGTCCAGGATCTCTACGTTGCTGGTGGCTATTGGGTCGTCGGCTATGCCACCGGTGACGACTGGGTAACTCCAGTATCAGACCTACAGGCTATTGCACCTAGTGCAATTATTGAATTATTTGAGCTGGAATTAAATGTCGCTCAGCATGGCGTAGCCACAACCTATAGATTCCACGCTGGTGCCAACTTAAATGCGAATACTGATGTGGTTTGGGCTGGCAACAGTTACCAGCGCCTGCCTATTGAAGCTGATGGCTTTTCCTATCAAGGTAAAGGACAATTTCCACGTCCAACTCTGCGCGTCAGCAACATTTTTGGAACACTTAGCACGGTGATTGCAACACTTCCAAATGGATTGGAAGGTGCAAAAGTAACTCGTGTTCGCACACTTGCCCGCTATCTCGACGGAATCAATTTCCCTGGCGGTGTAAATCCGTATGGGACACCCGACCCTACAGCCGCCCTACCGCAGGAAATCTACTCGATAGATAGAAAAACAACTGAAAATAGAGATGTCATTGAGTTTGAACTCGCTGCATCCTTGGATTTGCAAAATGTACTGGCGCCAAAACGTCAAACCATTGCAAACATTTGCCAATGGCGCTATCGGCGCTGGGACGCAACGACCAGCAGCTTTGACTACACCAACGTTGATTGCCCTTACACCAAGACTGCTTATTTCAAGGCTGATGGGACTCCAACAAACATTGCCTCTGAAGATGTATGCGGCAAACGCCTGACCAGCTGCAAACTACGTTTTGATCAGGCTTTTGTAACTGGGTCAGTCACAACTGGCAGCACAACACTTGGCAGTTTGAGTACAACCGAGTTGTATCGTATTAACGTTGGCGATTCGATCAAAGGGTTTGGCTTGCCTGCTGGTACAACAGTCGCCGCCAAATCGGTGAGTTCCATTACGTTATCCCAAGCAGCTACTGGCACCACATCCGTAACAACTACTGGAACCAGAAGCGCCTTGGGAACTTATATCACAGTTACAACTGTGACTGGCATATCACCAGGCATGACGGTCTCTGGTTCACAAATTCCAACTGGAACTAAAGTCAGCTCAGTTGATACAGTTGGCAAAATTGTCTACTTAAACATTGCGGCTAATCCTTTAATTTGGTCATTTGGCAGCCTTTTAAGCGGTACGATGAAGCGAGTGAGTTCAGAAGATTATGTCTACCTTGGAAGCACTTCTGGGCTCGTAGTTGGACAATATGTAGATGGTGGCAATGTTTATCAAAATACAACTATTTCAGCTGTAGATGCTCCAAATAATCGCGTTAAATTAAGCAAACTTCAGGCCATTGAAACTGGATTTGACATGGCAGTCACAGTCCGTTTTGGTACATTGATTACCGCTTCCAGTGCCAGCTATACATTTTCATCTGACACCACTTACACAATCCGTCCAGATGCAACTATTCCATTTGGGTCGTTCCCAGCTGTTGGTTCGATCCGATGACCAAGTGGCGCATCGCAGCTCTTGAGCACGCACAGGCCGAAGTGCCACATGAATCTGTCGGACTGGTCGTCGTTGTTAAAGGCCGAAAACGCTACTGGCCATGCAAAAACATTTCCGCATCCAAAGCACAAAATTTCATCCTTGATCCAGAGGACTGGAACCGTGCTGAAGAGGCTGGCGAGATCGTTGGAATTGTCCACAGCCATCCCAACATGTCACCAGAACCAAGCCAGGCTGATCGCATCTCATGCGAACATTCCGGCTTGCCTTGGTATATTGTCAATCCGCAAACAACCTGCTGGACTGAGTGCAAGCCTAGTGGCTACAAAGCCCCATTGATCGGCAGGCAATGGGTATGGGCAGTTACAGACTGCTGGACGTTGGCGCGGGAATGGTATCAAGAGACATGGGGACTTGAGTTATGCGACTGGCCGCGTCCAGCAACACCAGAAGAGTTCAATGCCGCACCAACGTTCGACAGTAGCTGGGCCGCAACTGGATTCCGAGAACTGGTTGCTGACGAGCAACTTCAAGAAGGCGATTTGCTGTTGATGTGCCTAGGCAGTAATGGTCTGGATCATTGCGGTGTGTACCTGGGTGATCAGCTGGTTTTGCAGCACATCCAAGGACGCTTATCCAGTCGTGACCTTTATGGTGGATATTGGATACAATGCACAGGTAGGAGGCTGCGCCATGCTTCGCGAGATTAGGCTCTACGGCGCACTGGCCAAGTTCATCGGCAAAAGGGTGCTGCGTGCTGACGTAGCCAGCGCCGCTGAAGCTGTTCGATTCCTAGTAACGAACTGGCCTTCTTTAGAAAGTTACATGGCAGATAAGCACTATAAAGTAAGCGTAGGTAACTACAACCTCACCAAAGAAGAGCTACACGATCCAGCAGGTCAACAAGTTATAAAAATTACACCAGTTGTAGCTGGTGCTGGTGGCCCCACTGGACAAATTATTCTTGGCATTGGTTTAATTGCACTGTCATTTGCATTTCCGGGCGCTGGTGTATTTGGCGCTGGTTCTGGTGCTTTCGGAACTCTTTCTGCAAGCGCGACCGCGACTCTTACGTCCGTAGGTAACGCAATCAGCCTTATCGGCGCAAGTTTGGTGTTGGGTGGTGTTGCTGGTCTGATTGCACCTGTACCAAAAATTGATGCGGAATCAGGAGACCCTCGCAAATCATTTTCCTTCTCTGGTATTCAAAATACTAGCCGACAAAATCTTGCCGTTCCGATTATTTATGGTGAAACAGTCGTTGGCTCGATCATCGCATCCGCCTCAATCGACGTTGTTCAGGTGAAGGCATAACCATGGCTGATCAACTGATTCGAGGCGCTGGAGCAAGTGCACCAAAAGAAGCAAAAGACACCCTGGATTCTCAAGGTTATTTGCGTGTTGTTGACATTCTTGGAGAAGGTGAAATCCAAGGTTTTTCCACTCCTGAAAAGAAGGGAATCAGCAAAGCCAGTCCTACCTATCTAATCGAAGGCTACAAAGATATTTACGTAGAAAATACTCCAGTTTTGCGCTCATCTGCTGTTGTTAAATCTGGAACGTATACGCAAACTAGCACCACAATCACTGTCAACTGCACAGGCCATGGCTATCTCAGCGGCAAAGAAGTTCGGCTATTTCCAACCTCCGGTCTGGCTACCGTTGATAACTACAAAATTACTTCAACTACTGCCAACTCATTTACCTGCGCATCTAAAAACAATAATGTAACATCTGGTTCGCTAGCTATTGCTACACCTGGTGACTTTAACTTTACTAAATTTGAAGTTTCAACTCTGTATGGAACACCAACTCAGACGCTGCCCAGTGGATTTAATGCCGTCGAATCAGAATTTTCTGTCAACACAAAGGTTGAATTTGATGTGCCAATCGTAAGAACAATTACCAATACCGATATTACTGCTGTTCGCATAACCATCAATATTCCAGCACTCCAGAGAACTCAAAGCGACGGAGATATTGTTGGAACAACACTAGACCTTGCTATTGATGTATCGGAAAATGGTGGTGGATTTGTAACTGCTATTCAGGATACGATTAAAGGTCGCAGCCGAGACCTTTATCAAAAAGATTATGAAGTATCACTGATTGGAAGATCATTCCCTATTGATGTTCGCGTTCGGCGTATTACAGCGGATAGTACAAGCAGCAAACTCAACAACGAATTTCTATGGTTTAGCTACACAGAAGTCAACTATGTCCGGCTGACATATCCAAATACTGCCCTAATCGCTGGCCGGTTTGCGGCTGAGCAATTCAGCAACATCCCAACTCGCTCGTATCGGATTCGTGGCCGTAAGGTAGCAATCCCATCCAACGCAACCGTTGAGCTTTCGAGTGGCCGTTTGATTTACGCTGGCACTTGGGATGGCACTTTCCAAGCCGCACAGTGGACCACTGATCCAGCCTGGTGCTTGTGGAACCTGCTTACCGATTACCGCGCTGGTTTTGGCGACCACCTGGATCCTGCTGTATTAGAT